GGCTCTTTGCTCGTTCCGGGTCCAGGCGCCGATTAGATCGTCGCCCTGAATCTGGTATGAGCCGAGAGAACTAGTGCTGGCGGACCATGCATTGAGCAGGGACATCACCACCCAAGAGGGACCGAGACCCATGAGTGCACCAGAGGTGAGGTCTTGACCAGCCAACGCAGCAAAGTCTGCGGTGAGCGAATCAAGCTTCTCGCCTTTGGAAAGACACGTCGCAAGTTCGGTTAACTCGGAGGTACCGATGTCATCCTGCAACCTCATCCTACCGGTTGTCCAGGGCGCAGCAAGTCGCATCCAAAGAGGGGCACCCGTGGCCTCTAGGAGATCCTCGACGACGGTCGTGGCGGTCTCCACAGAGATAGGGTCCGTGCCTTTCTTTAGATCGGCGGAGTAACACATGGCAGAAGGCTTGCCTCGGACTATAACCGACTCTGCGCGGAGCAGCTGTCGGTTGGAACGGATGTTCCTAAGTCGGGCAAGAAGCCATTGTGTTATGGCACGAGCAGCGATGACCACTTCTGGTGGATGGATAGTAGCCAGGCGAAGCTTCCCGCATTCATTACTGAACACAGAAAGCTTGGCTACTGTCCGGTCACCGCTGCCTCGCTCCGCCAAGCGGGCGCATGCTACGCGGCTAGCAATTAATCCAGATCCTGCGAGGAGGTTCGGCGTTAAGGTGCGAGGTAGGCGTTTACCTACCAGACACCTGACGCCGCTGGATCCAGCCGCGCGTAGCATAGCGGGAGATGCGCAAATCAAGTCGCCCGGAGACGCATTGAGAAGATGCTCAAACCAGGCTTGTGCGTCCTTCACTTTAGGGTGTCGGGCTACCTCGTCTAATCTGATGAGCTCCTCGATGTCATCACTGACCTCCATGATTCGGTCGAGATCGGGCACCTGCAAGGTGCCAGAGTTCGCCTCCCACTGATGCGCGAGCCACCATGCATCGGGATTCTCAGTGAATTGGTCTGCCTCAACTAGCATTCGCTCTAGTTGGGCTTTCGCATCACTGATTTCCAACGATAACACGGTGGGTTCCGCTCGGGCGGAGCGAACCGCACGACGTGCGAGAAGGATGTGAGCCACATGGGCGAGTCGGAACTGGTGCTTCGATAGTTTATCGAAAGTTCCGGTCTCGTCCTCCCACGCAGCAACGGCCGCCTTCTGGCCGCCTGTTCGCCTACCAAAACCGGCACACGAGTGTGTGTTCGGCGGCGGTAAGTGAGCACCGGCTACGTAGGTGTTGGCCTTGTGGCCTTCCTTTTGGACGAAACGTCGAATGCTGGCAAAATCCGCCGCAGCCAGCTTCTTCTTCTTG